TGTGTAGCTTGTCTGTGAGCGGTAGCAACCTGAGATCTTAATCATAGACTGTGCTCGGAGAAGTCTATATGGCAACACTTTTGGACAGGGGTTCGACTCCCCTCATCTCCACCAATATTCAAATTAAAGCTAGAAGAGGCGTAATTACTGTAGGGATGCAGTAGTTACCTAATCTTCTAGCTTTTTTTAGTGTTCGTATATGATCGTAAAATATCGCATTTGTTTGCCTCGATTTTCTCCTTTTTTTCGCCTAATTTTCTCCTCGGAACACTTTTCTAAAAATGCCCTAGAATAGGTTAAATAAAGGATACTTAATAAAAAAGACCGGCAATAATGCCGGCCTAATTATGCCATAATATCGATCGAATCGAGTATCTGTTTTTCTTGTTCTTTCATCGCATCCGTAACATGAGTATAAATTGATAGGGTAGTCTTCGGTTCATTATGACCGACACGAGCCATAATCGTTTTTAACGGTGTTTGTTTCTCGGCTAGTAATGATATGTGAGTATGTCGGAATGTATGCGTCGTTACTACTTTATTAAATGGTACTGATTTAAGCAATTTATTTAAATAATGGGAATCATAAGGTACGCCGCCATCCGTAACGAAGATATACTTCTCTGGATTCATGTAATTCTGCATAATCTGCTTACGACTATGGTTAAGCTGTATAAATGTCGACAGGATATGCCGAGCACGTTTATTTAATTGCACTCTCCTGGCCGAATACTCGTTTTTAGGTGGTAGGCGTAGGCCCTTCTCACTTAACGTCGCATTTACGTCGATATAATCATTTTTAGCGTTATAATCTTTGACGCGTAATGCTCGTAACTCACCAATACGTAATCCAGTTAATGCCTGGAATTCGAATAGGAGGGCGACTCGTTGATTCTTTTTAGCTAGAGCCGTAAGGAAAGTCTTTAATTCGTCCTTAGTTAAGAACTTCTCACGAGCTTTAGTCATTTCTTCGGTAGTGCGAGGAGGGCGCTTAAGGATAACGTCGTCTAAATAAGAGATATCCTTAATGTAGCCCATACGCTTACCGTACCTTAATGCTTGTTTTAATACGGAATAAACACGCTTAACGTAATTAAAGCTTTTCTCTAATAAAACTTTATTTAACATTCTTTGGATATAGATAGCTTTAAGATTAACGACTAGAATATCGCCATCGATCCATTTTAATAGCGTATTAGCATGGTATTCGATATTCTGTTGTGTAGTCACTTTGCGTAACCCTTTGTCGATAGCCACAAACTCATCGACAAGAGTCTTAACGGTAAGAGTTTTAACGTCGATACTATTCATTAAAATAGCTTCAATTTTGTCGGTTAAGAGACGTTGCATTTCCTTTTGTACAGCTTTAGTATTCTTAGAGGAGTTAAGATAGACCTTTCTAGCTTTACCGGTTAAAGGATCCTTATAACTTTCACCATACTTATAGGAGATAGAACCGTCTTTTAAGATACGTTCTTCTATAAACATATTTAATTAATACTCCTTACTGGCGTTTAAATAATGAAAGCATATTAAAGAGGGCCGTTAATTGTTCCTCCGTCATATGACTCAAGATAATATTAATATCGTCGATTAACTCATCACGTTCACGGTTATCGACAACGAGAGTACAGGCATCCTTAACGGTATCAAAATCCGTATTTAGAACATACGCCAATGCTTCGATCACGTCGTCGGATACGGTTTTAACATATCCATTTTCTAACATCGTATAGGTAGTGCGCTTGTAGGATGCCTTCTTAAGGTCGAGGGGCGTGATACCTTTACCATTGTCTAACAATTTCTTTCTAAGATAGTCTTGTACAGCATCGGCTAATGCTTGATGGCTTAACCCGTTTTGTTTTCTTAAATTCTCTAATTTAATTAATTTCGGCATAGTAATAATCCTCCTAATGATAGTATAAGTCTTGATTAAATTAAAGTCAATGACATGTATTGACTGTTCACATATGTTCGTTTATGATCATATTGTAGATAAAATTTGTAATTGTTTTTAAAACGGATGCTGTAGAGTGGACACTATTAGCATCCTAGAAAGGATTTTAATGGCTGCTCAATGGGCAAGCGTTACTAATCTCGGTAAAATCTTTGACATCGGTAGAACAAAGGTTACTGAATTAGTACACCAAATGGAAATCGATCCCGAATATAAGGACAATGTTATCTCTTTTAGTCATAAGAAGAAAAGCGTTAATATTGAAGCCTTTCAAGAGTTTCTAGTTACGAAAATTAGTCGTAAGTGGATAAAATAACTCTTATTATGCATAAATGATATAACTAGCGTTAACCCGATACGGAAATGTCGTTCGTAATATATGTTATGAAAGCGCCGTTAAGGAAGCGCTAGTTATTAATTTTAAATAAAGGATAATCAAAGATGAAAAGAATTGAATTATTACAAGCAAAAGTTAAAGATTTTACTATCATTAAAGAAGTGGCCTTCGATCACACTAACGGTCACCAATATCAAGTTAAAGATAATGCTACCGGCGAAGTAAGCATCAAGAATACATTCGAGCTCACCGGTCAAGAATTCACTTCAGCTAATGGCTACAAGAAGAAAACTGATCGAGTACTCAAGGACGATGCTAAAAGCAGAACTCATGGTATGACTCGTACTAGATTCTATCGTATCTGGAAGCAAATGAAGTCTCGTTGCAATAATCCTAGCCAGCAACAATACGAGACTTATAGCAAAATTGGCTACGATGAACGCTGGGATGTATTCGAGAACTTCTATGACGACATGTTTGAATCTTATCAAGAAGGTTTAACTATTGATAGAATCGACGGTAGTAAACCTTATGGCCCTGGTAACTGTCGCTGGGCTGATCGCAGTATGCAACAACGTAACATGAAATCTAACCGTAAAGTCGAAGTTTGTGAAGGAGTCGAGGTTAAGTTAATCGATTTAACCGATGCGTATGGTATGAATAATAACACAGCTAGAAGTCGTTTAGATAATAGCCATTGGGAGCTCACTAGAACTTTATGTACTCCGACTAAAAAAGATCCTTTCAACTTCGGTACTATGGATGAAGCTGCTCAAGTCGAATGGCTCCATAAATCCAATAAACTACTCGAATCTATCGTGGAAGATGCCGTTAATCAACTGGCATCTATGGATGAAGATCCTAATATTGCTTATCTTAAAAAACAAGGCATCATCGTCGAGATCGGTGAGTGCTAATCACAATCCTCTACCTGGAAATATCTGGGTAGGGGATTTTTTTATGTCGGGGCGACGGCTAAGTCTGCTTCTTCTGAATAATAATACAGTGTCGTTCTGTATGATAAAGAATTAATCCTAGGATAAATTATATTGGTCAGATATCAAAACTCGCTCACAGCTCAAATTTCGAAGTTTTATGGCTATTGTAGAACCTGTACAACACGATAAGCGCGGGCCGAAGCTTTAGCTGAGCACAATTCAGAAATAAGCTTTGTACGGTAAAAAGCACTACCCGATGATTAATCATATTAGCGACATATCAAACGGCCATTAGAAGCTAAATTTCGAAGTTCTGGAAGCATTAGAGGAATCCAGTATATGATGCATCCTAATTAAGATGTTTTAGCTTAGCGAAGCTGTTATCAATCGCTCTAGGAGCGCTTGGGATATTTCCGGCCCGATGTGTACATGGTAGGCAAACCTTAGAGGGGAGCTTCGTATCAAAAATTCATTTAAAGGCTCTGTATGCTTCGTAAGGATGCCCTGGGTAAGTTTGTATGACCTCGACTCAAAACGCTCTCAGAAGTCAAATATCGAAGTTTTATGAGTATTGTAGGAGAGTAGGATATCTTTATTCTGTATTCAAACTTAAAGGGAAGCTGGGTTAAGAAGGTTAAATAACAATTGCTATTTTTATGCGCCATCTTGTGTAGCGAAGATAGCTTAATGTCGTTTTGTAGGATGTACGGTATTTCTGAGACCATGATTTTTTCGCTGGGGCCGAGGCGCTAGCCGAGTATAATAAAGGTTTTGTTCTTAGTATGCTATTGATAATATAGAACATACGTTCTAAAGTATCAAACACTCGAGGGATGTGTTCGGGTTTAAGATATCGTGGCCCGCGAAAACCTTGTTTGATGCCCGCGTAGGATAGCATATTAAAAAGCTTAAATCGCCGCGCATGCTATTGCACTTATTATCTAAACCCGGGAGCGGCATAGGATACAAGAGCTTTAAGATCGAGAACATCTTGTGTCATTAAATAAGCTTAATTTCGCAGCTAGGATTGTTAGATAAATGATTAAAGCATAGGGCCCGGGATTTCGTTCCTAATAGCAAACATATCCTTACAATAAACGTTTGAAATTGAATAGAATAATCCGCCGCCATGATTAAATCATTTATTATCTAACCTAACCTACGAAGCAAAAAAATCCATACTTAATAATTCAAGCTATTAACACTAAATATCCTTCCTTAACCTTCGAAGCTTAAACATCCTATTTAAATAATTAGAGTTCGCGGGCTGGAAATATCCGAAGCTCTCCTAGAGAGATTCACCTTCAAAAACATCCTACACTCAATAACATCCTTGCCCGCGAAAAACTCATACCGATCACCATGATAAGGTTTTCTCCTTCAAACACTATCCATAAGTTCCTACAAGTTTCTACCATGTGCGTAATAACATAGGAGAGAACGTTTGTTATTTATTTACGGGAGCTACCGGGCTGGAAATATCCCAAGCGCTCCCGGAGCGATTGCTACTAACGTTACATATCCTTCAAACACATCCTACCCGGTAGCGTTTGATATGAATTACACATTCTAAAAAATCTTATTAAATTCTCAATCCTATCAACGCTATATAAGCTATCCCGTATGTAATATATATTTTGAAAGAGACGCAAACCTTATAGGCTTCGCATCTTAACAGCGAAAACCATCTTCCGTTAATCCTACTCTAAACGTTTTCTATCAAAGGTCGCTAGCGCTCCCCCCTAATGAAACTACCTCGGTCGCTGTCGCTCCCTTCGTCAGTTTCATTCATTTTAAAACTTCATCAAAACTTCATGGTTAGATTAACCCAAGTTACTAATCTCGTTTGTAATATATGTTTCGTAGAACGTTTTCAATAAGAGATATCGTTCGCTGACGCTCACTCATCTCTTATTTCAAGTTCTACTTCACATAGCCCTCGTCGACGGTATAACCCAGGCATCCGATCTTAATCGGTATTTGTTATTTCTAAAATTTAATATGTTATAAACTTGTCGACGACGGTCATATATGATATACTATATTTAGATCAATAGATATAGTTTCGTAAAATTATATTTTCTTCCTGCTTTCCTATTCCTATATATAGGCACATTTTTTAATACCTACCAATTTTGAAAAAAGGTCCTATTTATAACGGAAATTTAAAATTGAAACCCTAAAAATCTTCCCACCGTGGTGGGAAAAATAATATTGATACTCCCACCGTGGTGGGAAAGTTTTTAACACTAGAAAGGCTATAAAAAATTATGAAAAGAACAGAGAAATACTATATAAAAGAACGATTTATAGACGATCGTAGAAAGTTTTTTACTTCTAACTCTGATTTCATTAAATTATCTGAAAAAGATCAATTAAAGCATTACACACTAGCTAATGAAATTATTTCTCGTTTTAGAACGCCAGCTTACGAAAGATATGCTTTTTACTTAGCACAATTTTTAGATAAAGAAAATAAATTGGTTGCAACAGAAACCAGCAAAAAACTTAAACTTCAAAAAGAAGATATCGTAGCTCGACTAAAAGAAAAATTCGATGTTTCTGAGAAATCTGTTACTAACTTCTTATCCGAAGCAAAAAAAACTAATATTCTTATCAAGGTTGAAGGCAATGATCTTGTTAAAAGCATGTACATCATGAACCCAGTTCTGTTTAATGGTGGCCATAACCTTATTCATGCAGAATTAATGTTTTATTTTCCAGATGATTTATGTAAATTGATAGCCCCTTATCAATACTTAGCTTGCGCTAAAATCGTTAATGTCGACTATCCTAAAGTTAATGAATGCCATTATTTATTTAACATTGATCGAAGCCGATACAATATCGATAAAGTTATGAATGGTGAAGTATTTGAAATCCCTAATGCTCTTAAAAAAAGAAAGTCTATGAGTCATTTAGAAGCTATGAAGTTCTTCGCAAGAAGAGGTATATCCGATGTACTCGGTATTCCGTTAGACCAACGCTTTAATTGTATCTTCCATAATGATGATAAAGAGATGGGTTTGGTTATCTTCAAAGATAGTAAGGAAAAATACTTCTGCTTAGAAGATCAATGTGTTTCCGGCGAAAAAAGATTAGGTTTAGACATTTATGATCTACTATATATCTTGCTTGATATTCAAGATGAACCTAATAAACTTAGATTAGCGATGCAATACTTAGCTAATCTTTATAATGTAGAACTCGATAAAACAATCGTTGAAGAATATCAAACAGTGGCTTAACGGATAGGAGATTATAAATGTTATATACAAAATACCCAGAAGATATTAAAAAGAATGTTAAAGATTTAGAGAAACGATTTTGTGATCGCTACTTATTCTTAGACATCATGAATAGCGACGCAAGCATCGAAGAACGATTATATGATTTAAAACTTCTTATTTGTGATAAATTTAGAGATTATTTTTATATATCATCTTCATTCGCTGGTTACGAACATGGAGAACATGATTCCGGCGATGAACGAGAATTTGCTGTTACTGCAACTTTATACAAAGATGACATTATTTATACTTGCTTATATTTAGATGGAAGCTTCTATAACTACGAACGAGTAACAGCCGATATTAGTATTTTAAATATGGGAACACATGACGAGGACTAATATTATGGACAAAAAAGATATAAATGAAAAAACAGTTACTCTTAACAGCTATGAATTAGAATTTACATCAAAAGCATATAGCGTAATAGGAAGAAGATTTCTCAATAAATATAATGTAGATCGATTCTATCGTCACATCTTAGGGAAAACTGAAGTTAAAGCATTTAGTGAAAGACTTATTGCTAAGGTTTCTCCAGTTTTAAAGATTTATGACGTAAGATTTGAAGAAACAAAAGACAAGTTAGATAATGATATTCAAACTTGCACTATTATCATTATAAATACAGAAACATGCAGAAGAATTTCCTATTTTATAAAGTTTACTATCTGCTGCGAAAGAATGTCATGGAAAATGGGAACTTTTATTATTCCAGAAGATGTAGATCTTGATGATCTTATCGATGATGCTGAAGACAATAATGAAGACAACAATTCAGCTAAAGCAAGTTAAAACTTCACTAAATCTTTTTTAATACATTAACTCGAGAGTAAACTACTTAAACCTCGAACTAATCCAATACATTAGAGGCACGATTATGGAAGAAAAAACAGTCGCTTTTACTGAAAAAGCCTTATTAGAATTTTATGAAGGCATGGAGGCTATAAGATCTTTGTTTACAGATAGAGATAGTATTTATTCTCTTATTGATAGTAATAACCGACATAGTATTGAAGTTAAATTGAAGCAGATCCTAAATAAGACACGTTTAAATATTAAGCTATTAGGATTTAATACAAAGCAAAGAAAAAATGTAGTATTCGACGATATGGAAATAGAAGCCATAAACATCTTCTTAAATCTTAATGATATTGATTATGATGTAAAAATCAATATAGGATTAAGAGGCGATATTTCAGTAAGGACAAAACTTAACTTCAGTTTGCAGATGATGGAGAAAGTTAAAACTTCATTAAATCTTCATTAATAAATTAACCCGGGATGCGTATCCCGTTTGTAATATATGTTGTGAAAGGCAACAGCGATAAAACTTAATATTAATTCACTAAAGCACTGTTTCCAATCATACGCAGTGCTTTTAGTTTACCCAGATCGCGATCGGCGCCTTAACACATCTTATTATTTAACCTTTATATAACATAACAATAACAATGAATAACTTCACAAACTTATACCCTAAGCAATTCTTAACAAAAGAAGAGGAGACTAAATTATTTAACGAATATTATAGTACTCCATCTAATAGAATCAAGAAACAAATTAAAGACAAAATTGTTTTAAATCAAACTCCATCTGTCGTAAGTATCGCTAAAAACTATAGAGATTCCGACTGTATTTATGATCTAGTACAAGAAGGAATGATCGCTGTATTAATAGCGTTTAATAATTATGATCCAAAATCAGATGCATCATTTACTACTTTTTGTCGACCAGCTATTAACGGTCACTTAATTCGTTATTTGCAAAAAAATAAAACTATTAAACTCCCAGATCGAGCCCCTAAGCTTATTAAGCAAATTAATAAAGCTAAAGAGTTACTCCATCGATTACAGCAGCCGGAAACAACGACTGAAATAGCAAAAATTACTGGTATTAAAGAACAAAAAATTATCGATATTCTTAACGGTATCAAGCAAGCAGAATTAAACTCAATAAACAATGAAGGCGAAGAGTTAATTAATTCAATTAAAGATCATGCAGCAGAAGAAGCTTTTGATAAAGTGTTGGACACTGAAGAGTTTAAAGAATATGAATTAGATTTATCTTTCTTGCCAAATAGACAAAGACAAATTATAGAAATGTATTATTACCAGCAACTTGAAATAAGCGAAATAGCTGAAATTTTAAATATCAAATCTACGACTGTTAGTCGTCAAAAAGTATCGGCCTTAAATAGTTTAAGAGAACAATTAGGAGATAAACTATGGACACATTAAAAGTAAGAAGACCTCTTCCTGGCGAGGAGGAGGGTGTACTTCGTAACGATAAAGAAGTGACGATCGTATCCGATGCTCTTGTAACGTTCATTAGCACATGGTCGATTATAACAATTATACTGGCCACATACTCGTTTTATTCGTTTTTCTTTAAATAATAGGTACCAATCATGAAATACACTCAGATGCAAAAACAACAAATTAAGGACTTACTTGATAATTCCGTAGATTATGTAGTGGAACCATTATTCGGTGAATCTAAGCCATACTACAACACAGCCCTTGCTAGACAATATATGGAACGATATCGTGATCTAGCACTCGAGATTAAACGATCAAATTCTCTTACACGGTTATATGATCAAGATATCTCGAAACTCGACGATAAACAACTCAAAGAGACGTTAAAAGAGTACAAGGCTGACGAGTTAAGGCTCCAAAAACAATACATCGATACGCAACAAGAAATAGCTAATACGATAAAACGTGTACCAGATGCACGCTATCGATTATTACTCACGAACTACTACCTTAATAATATTTCATTAACAGTACTGGCTACTACGTTTGAGACATCGCGATTCAACACCGGCTGCTCTTTTAGAGCAATTAAAATGGCTGTTGTTGAAGCTCTTAAACATGTATGTGAAGTGTTACAAGGAGAGCAATAATGGATAACGAATTAATTATCATTGTAGCGTTTGTATTGTCGGGAATATTTGTTCCACTGTTCCTAATTAGTTTCCTTTAAAAGAAGCGGTCGCATATTAGAGTGCGGCCGCCTTTTTAATTTCATTAGCTTCATTATTTAACACTACATCTAATACACTAATAACATCATATTTAAATAAAATAATTTCTAATTTGCTTCCCCTTACTTCCCCTAACTTCCCATACCATGCGTAATAATATATATGTAAGGAATAATAAATTAATTCATCCATTTCTTTTCATCTACTATATAAGAAATTCCAAAAACCTTACAATGTGAAAACCATAACTAAGCTTCCTACTATTATTTTTGCAACAATGTTTTTTCATGATTACTCCTTTCTAAAAAAAGCTACCCTCTCCTAAACAAGAGGGTTCTTTTTTTTACCTTACTAACCAAACATACATTCGCAATTATGACTAATTGCTTACTACTATATATATACATTAAATATAACGAAAGAGGTGAGGTCCATCGCCATTAAAGAAAACTCCAGAGGCAAGATTATTGTCGATGGATACACTTTAACGCATAAGCAAGCTCGATTCTGTGAAGAATACGTTTCCAATGGTCATAACGGCTCTGAAGCTATGAGACAAGCGGGTTATGCATGTCGACATGAGAAAGCGGCTGGTAACATGGCTGTGGAAAACTTAGGAAAGCCCGCAATAAGGGCTTATATAGCGGAATTAGAGCGACGATTTCAACAGTCCAACGAACAACGAGTAGCAACCATAGAAGAGCGTCGTAACTTACTTACTCAATGGATATACAGCGACGACGTAAGATATAACGACAAATTAAAAGCTCTCGACATCTTAAACAAGATGGATGCAGCATATGAACAACGAATCAAAATGGATACGACGATTAATAATCCGGTTCAATCTCTTACAACAGAAGAGCTACGAAAGCTAATTGATAATAAACCCGATTAACTTTCCCTATGTATTTTTAATCACATACGAACACATGCGAACATAAAAAGGAGGTGATACGAATTCCACAAGTAAGCCAAATGAGAATGACACCAGAGCTAAAACGACGACTTCAATACGAAGCAAGGTTAGAATTAGCTCGGCGTGATTTCTTCGACTATTGCGAATTAATGGCTCCCGATTTCTATAAACGGTCGAGGCCTTATCTCATTTATTTAACCTCAGTACTTCAGAACTTCGTAACACACTCCAATAAGAAAGTATTAGTCGTATCTATGCCACCACGTTCTGGTAAATCTAGAACAGCTACAAAATTTGTAGAGTGGTACCTCGGTAAAGATCCGACACAAAAGATTATGACAGGATCTTATAACGAAACACTATCGACACAATTCGCTAAATCCGTCAGAAATGCTATCCAAACTAATAAAGCTGATCCCTACGTTCCAGTCTACTCTGACGTATTCCCCGACGTAAAGATTAAACAGGGTGACGCAGCTATGAATATGTGGTCCTTAGAAGGTCAATATTCGTCTTACCTAGCTACGTCTCCTTCTGGTACGGCAACCGGTTTCGGGTGTTCCTTAATGATTATCGACGACGTTATAAAGAATGCTCTCGAAGCTAATAACCAGCTCACTAAACAAGCACACTTTGAATGGTTCACTAATACAATGTTATCTCGTTTAGAGGAAGGCGGCAAAATCATTATCATAATGACACGCTGGGCGTCAGACGATTTAGCTGGACGTATTATTAATCACTTCCAGGACGATGCCGAAGTCGTATCGCTTAAAGCACTTCAAGACGATGGCACGATGTTATGTGACGAGGTACTATCCCGTGAGTCATACGAAGAGAAGAAACGATTAATATCGCCGGATATCTTTTATGCTAACTACCAACAAGAGCCAATCGACCTTAAAGGACAACTTTATTCATCGCTTAAGACTTACGATACACCACCTCAATTCGAACGTATCGAAGCCTATACCGATACAGCAGATACGGGTAGCGATTATTTGTGTTCTATTATATACGGTGTTTATCAAAAAGAAGCCTACATCCTCGACGTTATTTACACGAATGATCCGATGGAAATAACAGAACCTCTCGTAGCAAGGCATTTGTACGAATATAAAGCGAATATTGCTCACATCGAATCTAACAATGGCGGGCGCGGGTTCGCTAGACAAATACTTCATTATCTAACTAATACCTATAACACTAACTACACTACAATAAAAGCTTTCCATCAATCTAAGAACAAACAATCTCGTATCTTATCTAATGCTACATGGGTAATGGAACACATTTACTTCCCATATAACTGGCACAATAAATATCCAGAATTTTATAAAGCGATTACTTCATATCAACGAGAAGGTAAAAACCTACATGACGATGCTCCCGATGCACTAACCGGTGTAGCCGAAAAGATTAATACACAAACACCGACATTCGAATTCGTATAAGAAAGGACCCTAATGCTAAACGAAGAATGGAACGATATCATACGTAAGCATGCCGGCATGTCCGAGTCTCAATTCGTGCAAGCAGAACTCGAAGCGTTTCTTTTCTCTAAGAAACGACAAGAGATACTCCAGGCACGTAACTACTATCAAGGTAAACATAAACTACCAGAACATGTAGTTATGGACTCTAACGGCAATCCGACCGATGCTAAAGGTACGATTCCTAATAACAAGATTATTAATAACCTATTCGATGATTTAGTCGATCAAAAGACTAATTATCTATTATCAAAGCCTATCGACGTTAAATCGACTACAGACTTAACCGACTTCTTTAATAAAAACTTCCAGCGTACATTAAAGAATCTAGGTAAAGATGCTTATATCGGTACGATAGCTTACCTACATCCATATATCGATAATCAAGGCAACTTCAAACTAAAACGAATGAAGCCCGAATTCGTTATCCCGCTATGGCACGACGAAGAACACGATTCACTCGATGCTTTTATTTATTTCTATGAATTCGAAGTATACATGACGCCGAAGACTAAGACTTCCTTCTATAAAGTCGAATACTATAAACCAGAAGGTGTTACTTACTACGACTACATCAATGGAACACTTCAACCAGATACAACTAAAGCATCTAGACCTTACATTCAAAGGAGTGGCCTTTCTTATAATTGGCAATCGGTTCCTCTAATATGGTTCCGATCTAATTCAGAAGAGGTACCGTTACTCTCTAAGATTAAGCCACTACAAGACGCGCTTAATCAGATGTTATCCAATTTTGCTAACGTAATGTCTCAAGACGTTCATAATACGATCCTCGTTATCAAAGGATATGACGGTGAAAACTTAGCCAATTTCCGAGAACAATTAGCACGATATGGAGCGATTAAGATTACGTCTTCGCCAGAATTCGAATCTGGAGTCGAAACTCTTAATATCGAAGTTAATGCTTCTAATTACGAAACGATTATTAAGCTTCTTGAAAGAGCTATTATCACGAATGGACGAGGCTTCGATGCTAAAGATGATCGTATGGCCAATAATCCTAACCAGATGAATATTAATTCAATGTATTCCGATATCGATCTCGATGCTAACGAAATGGAAACCGAATTCCAGGCATCACTCGAGCGCCTATTAACATTCATTAATGCATACCTTTCATTATCTAACAAACCTATATCCAGTGACGTAGTATTTATATTTAACCGAGATCTTCCATTAAACCAATCTGAATTAATAGATGCATGTCGTAACTCCTCCGGTATTATCTCTGAAGAAACGATAGTCGCTAACCATCCGTGGACACTCGATACTAAAGAAGAGCTTGAACGTATTAAGAAAGAACGTAACGAGGTACTAAACAATGACGTACTGGGAACAACGCTTTCTTAATTTAAAAGAAGATGGCTTACACGTAGCACGGTCCTCTTACGAAGATTTAACTTCGATCTATGCGTATTCTTTAAATAAATACGAAAACCAGATAGCTGGTTTTATACAAAGATACGCTAATTCTAATAACCTCTCACTTGCCGATGCTAAGAGACAGTTATCGGCACGAGAATTAAAAGACTTTAAGATAACGCTTAAACAATATATTAAGCTTGCACAACAAAAGAACCTATCCCCGAAACAAATAAAGCTTATCGAAAATGCTTCCTTGCGGGCACGTCTATCACGCCTAGAAGAATTATGGATTCATACTTCACAGTTTGTCGAAATCTTAGCACAAGAACAGCATACCAATATTAACGATGCACTAAATAAAGTTTATAACTCGACTTACTACGAAGCCGCATATCTTACACAATCATTGCAAGGCAAGTATCAAACATTTAGACAGATACCGAAGAAAGCAATTCAAGAAGCTATTAATACGCCGTGGAACAATACAGACTTTTCACAACGGATCTGGGATCAACGAGATAAGCTAATCGCTAAATTACAACAAGAGATAACACGTTCCTTTATTGCTCAAGAACCGACAGAACGCATTACGGAACGTGTATCTCAAGCTTGTAACGTACAAATGTCGAATGCACGACGCTTAGTCGAAACAGAAGTAGCTTACGTACAAGAATTAGCACTTAATAATACGTTTAAAGAATTAAACGTTAAACAATATCAGATACTAGCAACCCTCGATAAGCATACATCGTCCGTATGCCGTCACCTCGATAAACATATCATCGATCGTACCGACTTTAAACCTGGTATAACGGCTCCACCGTTCCATCCTTATTGTCGTTCTACGATGATCCCGTATGTCCCGTTACAATCACGAGCATCACGACCAGATCAGAAGACGGAATTTGTACCCGATATATCTTACGAGGAATGGCAAGCTACATACGTAAAGTAGCGCCGCTAGACAACATTCATTAATTTATTTAACCCTTGTCTTTTTAAATACGCTACAGACGAAAAAGAATAACGTATTAAATCCTTTAAATAAAGTGAGAGATGTGACTCTCGTAAATAAAACGAATTCATTATAGGAGAATAACAACAATGACAAAAGAAGAATTACTTGCACTAAATCTAACAGAAGAACAAGCAACAGCGATTATCGAGGATTATGGCAAAAACTATGTAACAAAGTCTCAGTTTAACGAGAAAAACGAAAAATATAAGCAACTTAAATCCGAGATCGAGACAACACGAAGCGAAATTAATAAACTAACCGAATCTGAAACAGCTAATGAAACACTTAAAGCACAGATTAAAGAATTACAAGACAAAGCCGCTGAACGTGATAGTCAATATGCACAACAAATTAAAGATATGCAAGTCGATAACGGTATCAATACCGCAATTCTTCAATGCGGCGTTAAGAATCCGAAAATCTTAACATCCCTCTTAAACAAACAAGCTATCGAATTAAAAGAGGACGGCACTATCACAGGCCTTACCGAACAAATCGAAGCTTTAAAAGAATCGGATCCTTATTTATTCGCCGAATCTAAACCAGTCGGTGTCGTACCTGGTGAATCTAACGCTAATCCTAATCCTGGTATTACGAAGGAACAATTTAACAAAATGTCTTACAAGGACAGGGTAGCATTACAGGAAAGTGACCCGGATCTCTACACTGAATTATCTAACTAATTATTTAACATGGAGAACATTTAACAAATGGCTAACGAAACAAAACTCGCTAATATTATTAATCCGCAAGTAATGCAAGATATGGTATCTGCTGGCTTGCCAAAAGCATTAAAATTCACACAATTCGCACAAGTAAACGAAGACCTTAAAGGTGTTCCTGGTGATACTATTACAATTCCAGTATGGGCGTACATCGGTGCAGCTGAAGACGTTGCAGAAGGTGCAGAAGTAACGACTACTACTATGACTGCTTCCACTAAAACTGTACAAATTAAAACAGCTGGTAAAGCTATCACATTGACAGATAAAGCAGTTAACTCTGGTTTGGGTGACCCTGTCGGTCAAGCTACTCATCAATTATCATTGTCTATCGCTGATAAAATGGATAACGATGTATTAGCAGCTCTAGCTACTACTACTTTGGCAGCTACTTCCGCTAAAGCTATCTCTTATGAAGGCGTCGTAGCAGCAGTCGATAAATTGAATGAAGAAGGTAACACTGAAAAAGTTCTTTTCGTAGCTCCTTCTCAAGTGACTACTTTACGTTTGGACCCTAACTTCATCGACCGCAATAAATATAATGCCGACATTATGATGAACGGTGAAATCGGTATGATCGCTGGCTGTCGTGTCGTAGCTTCTCGTCGTATCGATGATTCTAAAGCTACTATCGATAACTTCATCGTATGCTTATCTCCAGAAGTAGAAGACGGTACTCCAGCTCTTCCAGCAGTAACTATCTATACTAAAGCTGAAGCTATGCTCGAAACTGAACGTCATGCAAAAGCACTCTCCACAGACGTTGTAGTATCTGCACATTATGCTGTAGGTTTGACTAACGAATCTAAAGTAGTAAAAGCAACTTTCAAAAAATAATAAGGGTTAAATAATCATGGATTCTATCAAAGAACTTATTCGCTTCACGACTCATTTTAACGTGACACCCGAATACGACAACGTTCTTCAATACATCTATGATACGGAACGGCAATTCCTTCTTAATATCTTAAACGAAGAAGAGTTGCCGTCCGAACTCTCTGGACTGCTCGACAAAAGAGTAGCTGCAAGGTTTATCGATCATCACAAGGATATCATTCTTAAAGAAGCCGACTTACAACCTATCAAACGGTTAAAAGAAGGCGACACTGAGATTGAATTCGACGGCGATAATACCTTACATTATTTAACTTCTCTCATATCCCAATGGACTTCCTTAGAAGGTACAGATATAACATGTTATCGAAAATTAAAATGGTAGCTCGTCAACACTTCGAGCGTTTATACCAAGATACATGTATCCTTACTGAGCAAAAGAAAGCCATTCAAGATCCTCTTACTGGCATAATTAAGAACGGCGAACTCGAAGCAATCAGTTACCCTTGTCGAGTTTCATTTAAGACTCTTCAAACTAACGATATCGTTAATAAGCTACCATCGGCTTCTCAGATCGTAGTCTTATTCATTTCGCCCGACGTCGAGATTAAGCCAGGTACCGATATCGAGGTTATCCGTAATAACCGACACTTTAACTACACAGCTTCCTCACAAGTAGCGTTATACGACACTCATCAAGAGATTCAGTTGACGCTTAAGAGTAAACATAATGGCTAACGTAACGATCGATTTATCGGGATTCGACGAGCTATTAAGGAAGACACAAGAGCTTCAGAATAATATATCTTCCCTTAACGAAGAAATCACCGATAACTTAGCACAACATTATTTAGCCGAAGCTATAGCGAATACTCCGGTCGGAGCGATAGCGATATCACCAGACGGTAAATACCGTTCCGAATCGGAACACATGAGACGATCGTGGGAAGCAGAACGTATTAACGATACGACTGTTAAAGTACAGAATTCAGCTTCCTATGCGTCGTACGTAAACGACGGCCACAGACAACGACCAGGACGTTTTATTCCCGTATTGGGTAAACGTCTTACTAAGTCGTTTGTTAAGGGCTTACACATGCAAGAGAAGGCAGAAGCGGCTACGAGAAGAGCTTCAGATAAGATTATGAAGAACGCGCTCGACGACTACTTATCAACGTGGAGCAAATAATGAACTATATTAACGAAATCATCGACGGCATAGCTAAATCATTATTTAACTCTTTTAAATATCCTATATACATCGACGAGATTAAATCAGATGCACAATTTCCTTGTTTCGTAATAGAGACACTTAATACTGAACAAACACATATTATGGATGTACGTTATGAACGCAGAAATGACTTCGATATTATGTTCTTTATATCAGACGACGACTATATCGAAGAACAGAAGGTACAGATTAATCCCGTAACGGAGAGTTTATATTTCGACTTAGAATATATAACACTCTCTGACGGATCTATGCTTAACGGTATCGATATGAGTCACCGTGTTACGGACGGGATACTACATTTTAAAGTCTCTTATGAATATCACATCTTAAAAGAGTTAAATAAAGATCCTATGCTTACATTAAAACAACATCAAGAGGTAACAGATAATGCCAAGAACAAAAAAGACTGACGAAGTAGTAGATACTAATATTGCAGTAGAAGAAGAAGCTACTGCTCCAGTTGCTACTTTCACACCAGAAGTGATTATTGCTTCTGAACGTTTTAAACAATATGCCGACTTAATTGCCGCTGTCATCGAAGATCGTGAATACAGCATCGAGGAAGTTGAAGCTTTACTACAAGATACTCTTACTAAGCCTATCGTTGAAGTTTTCAACGATTAATTTTTTGAATAAAAGGAGAACTACTCTATGGCATTAGGTGGCGGCTACTGGCTATTTCAAAATAAAACATTGCCAGGCGCATATATTAATTTCGTTTCCAAGAATAAAGCATTTGCCGAAATCGTAGATCGCGGTTACGCAACAATGGCTTTATCTCTTGATTGGGGCGAAACAGGCAAAATTATTCGTATCGAACAAGAGGAATTCCAAAAGGATTCCGTTAAAATCTTTGGTTACGATTATGCTCATGAAAAAATGAAAGGTCTTCGTGACTTATTCATTAATACTAAAACTTTATATCTATATCGCTTAAACTCTGATGCAGTTAAAGCACAATCTACCGTAGCGACTGCTACTTGTGGCGGTGTACGTGGCAATGATATCGCTGTCGCTATTTCTGCCGACATTAACGATGCTTCTAAATTCGTCGTAACGACTTATCTTAAAACAGACGATGTCGTTAAAAAAGTCGACGAACAAACTGGTCTTTCTACACCGAAAGAACTCGTTAATAATGCATATGTAACATTTAACGAAATGTCCGCATTTACAGCACAAACAGCTACTTATCTTACTGGTGGTACTAACGGTACAGCTGTACAAGCATCTGACTACCAAAAATATATTGAATTAATCGAACCATTCTACTTCAATGTATTAGGTTATACTGGCTCCGATACTACAATTCAAAACTTATTTATCGCATTTGCTAAACGTACACGTGAAACTACTGGTCAAAAATTCCAAGTAGCACTTTATAACAATACTCGTGCTAATTATGAAGGCGTTATCTCCCTAGCTAACAAAGTAACAGATAGCGGTGCTGAACCTGGTGCTGGTGTCTACTGGTTAACTGGCGCAGAAGCATCTTGCCCTATTAATAAATCTTTGACTAATAAAATTTACGACGGTGAATATAACTTCAACGTTCAATATAAACAATACGAATTAGAACAATTCATTAAAGGCGGTCAAATCGTATTCCATAACGTAGCAGATTCTGCATCTGGCAACGTAAAAGGTAACACTCGTTTGTTATCCGACGTAAATACATTCACTGAATTCTCTAAAGAACGCACTAAAGACTTCGCATTAAACCAAGTTATTCGCGTTTTGGATAATTCCGCATACGATGTAGCTCGATTATTTAACAATTATTATCTAGGTAAAACTCCTAACGATAAAGATGGTCGTATTGCTCTCTGGAACGATATCGTTAAATTATTCGAAGACTATGCTAAGGTACGTGCAATTAAAGAATTTGAATCTAAGGATGTAGAAATCCCGACAGAGGGCGACGAAAAAGGTTCTGTAGTCGTAAACTACGAAATCAACCCTACAGTTGCTATGGATAAATTGTACGCTACTTGCATTGTAAAATAAGGAGTACTAAATAATGGCACAAATGGCAACAGTTAAAAGCAATGAATTAGCTAAATCTCGTTTAGCTACTTGCTATACCGTTATCAACGGTAAACGTTATAGCGTTATGAACGCTAAAAAATTAGAGTATAAAATCGATATCGAAACTCAAGAATTCGGCGTGCTCGGTACTCTTATCGATCAAGCCGGTCAAACTAAAGTTAAAATCACTGGTAAATTATCTCAATTTGATAACGATCCGATCTTCCATGATTTAGCTATTAAATATGCGACTAAAGGCGAACAAACTTTCTTCGATATTTATGCGACTAACGAAGATCCGACTTCCGTAGGTAACATCGGTCGTCGTACTGTTATCTTAAAAGATTGCGTATTTAAAGGTGTTAATACTGTAGCATTCGATGTCGAAGGTAAATATCTCGAAAAAGAAATCGAATTTATTGCTGGCGGTATCGAATATCCAGAACAATTTAAACTTTCCGATAAAATGGAAGGCTAATAACTAACAGGGGGGCGTAAAGCTCCCCATATTTCTTATTCATTTAGGAGAATTCACTTATGTCTAATATCAGTCAAATGTCTCTTCGCGGTTTCTTTAAAGATGGCGTTAAAAAGCCTAAAGAATTTGAAGTCGTTATTTCTGAACGTTTCGTAGAAAATGGCGAACCTATTAAATGGGTTATCAAACCATTAACAGGCCGCGAAATCGATTATATTCAAAATCAAGCTAATAAAGTATCTATCGTTAACGGTGTACCTACTACCGAAACTAACCAAGAAAAACTTAAAGAGCTTTTACTCGAAAAAACAGTTAAATATCCAGATCTTATGAATGCCGAATTACAAGATAACTACGGCGTACAATCTGCAAAAGACTTAGCTGGTGAAATGCTTACTGCTGGCGAATATAACTATTTATTCGAAGTGATTCAAAAATACGGTGGTCTTACTACTAAAGTTAACACGGTCGAAGAGTTAAAAAACTAATCCAGCATAGTGGAGAAGATGATGGCAATCCAGAATTTGCCATTTACCACTATGCGCTACAAAAACTACATATTAGACCGGGTGAATTTGACGAAATGAGTCTTCAAGAACGAAACTTTATTTTTGCTTCGATTTTAGCTCGAGTAGAAGCCGAGCAAAAAGCCGAAGAGAAAGCTAAGAATAAATAATGGCACAATTACAAAATACCATAACTTTAAATAATAAAGTTTCTCCAGCCCTCGATGAGATAGCTAAGTCTACGAATAAGGCGGCCGAAGATTTTAATAAATTATCTAACAGTATTAATAGATCTGGTGAATCAGCCGAAGCTGCTAAAGGTAGTATGATCGGTTTCCGTGAAGTATTTGCTGGTTCCATACTTGCTAACGTAGCAGTCGGGGCCGTAAATATGGTCACGGATTCTTTCCATAAGATGGTCAATACTTCTGAACAGTTTGCTAGTTTCGGTGCACGGTTAAATAATATTGCTGGTTCACAAGCTAGAGCAGCAGAATTAAACGATGAGATTTATGAATCTGCTCAACGTGCTCGTATGGGTTATGAAGATATGATGGAATCTGTCCTTCACTTATCGACAGCCGCTAAGAATATCTTCCCAGACCCACAAGAGGCACTTAAATTTAACGAGATCGTAAGTAAAGCATTCGTCGTTAACGGTGTACAAGGTGAAGCTGCTAAAAACGCTATGACGCAATTAACGCAAGCATTAACTTCTGGCGTGCTCCAAGGCGACGAATTCCGATCGATTGCAGAACAAGCTCCTATCTTAGAACAGTATGTAGCTGATTATATGAAGGTACCTCGTGAGAACCTTAAGAAGTTAGCTTCTGAAGGTAAAATAACGGCCGATATCGTTCATAAAGCTATTATGGCGGCACAAGACGATGTCGATGCTAAATTTGCGGCTATGCCTCAAACATTTAGCTCTCTCGGTACACAGATCCATAACACTCTTATCAGATCGTTTCAGCCATTATTCGGTTTACTAACTAAGTTAGCTAATGCTCCCGAAGTTAAAGAATTTGTAGCCGGTATCGTTAATAATATTAAATTTATAGCTCCGATTATAACGGGCGTATTTAATGTAATTATCTTTAGTATCCGAAAAGTAATGGCATTTTTCCAACAACATGCCGCTGTCTTCGGTGTACTAAAAGCTGCTATGGCTGTCGTAGCTATCGGTGCTGGTCTATTAGCGGCTGAATATGCTGCTATGGGGATAGCTGCCGCATTTGCCGCAATTAAGACAGCCGTATTAAATTCTGCATTGTTAACATCGCCTATTACATGGATCGTACTCGGTATCGTAGCTTTAATAGTCGTTATCTATCAATTAATTAATATGTACGAAGAATGGGCCGGTACTTCCGTAAGCGTAATCGGTGCTATAGCCGCATTATTTGCTGAGTTTGGCGTAAGCGTAGCTAATATATTCGTTGGCTTATGGAACTATATAGCGGCGTTCGCTAATTTCTTTGCTAACGTATGGAAAGATCCGCTAGGTGCTGTACAGAACTTATTTATCGATATATGGAATGCGATAGCTGGTTATGTAGCTAAAGCCGTTAATAATATCATCGATTCTATTAACAAGATTCCTGGTATGGATAAGATATTCGGTGGCGCAATAAGTCATGTAGATTCTTTACAGCTAGAACGTGTCGCTATTAATGGTGGCGAAACTACTATTATGGATCGTATGGACTATATCGATGCGTCTCCTTATGTCGATAGTGCTTATAACTGGGGCGCTGGAGTTGGTCAAGGTATATCAGACGGTATTAGTAATGCTATCGGCGGGTTAAATAATGATATTAAAATGCCGGGCGACGATAATAATGCTAATGCTAATGATAAACGTGATGCCGCTACACAAGCCGCTCAAGATACAGCTAAAAATACTGGTAAAACTGCTAAACATACTGAAAAAACAGCAAAAGCACTCCAATTAACAGCAGACGAAATTAAGAATCTTCACCGATCCGTTCAAAACGACGCTATTAAAGAATGGTCTAACAGAACGATCCATATTAATGTGACTAACAACAATAAGATCGATAAAGATGTTAATTACGGCGACTTTACTACTAACTTCGCTAACGGCTTAATCGAGACTGTTAAGAGAAATACCGCGGAGGCATTATAATGTACTATTTTTATTTAAATAATATGCAATTACCTCTTGCTCCTAAGTCATTAGATATTAACTATAACAACAAGAATGAGACCATCGATCTACTACAAACTGGGGAAGTAACGATTCCTAAGCCTATGGGTTTGACGGAATATTCCTTCGAAATCTTCTTGCCGAACAGTAAGTATCCATTTAATCAATCCATACTTATGAAAAGTAAGAAGGCCGAATACTACATGAATCAGTTGCTCGAAATGAAGAGAGCCGGGAAACCGATTAATTTTATCGTCGTTCGTATGAAACCGAATGGCGAAATGTTAAGTCAGCTTAATCAACGTGTAACGATCGAAGGTCTTTCACATAAAGAAAGTCATGATTACGGGTTCGATGCTTACCTCGATATCACGTTAAAAGAATGGCGTGATTATGGTACTAAGAAACTCGTAGTCGAAGAAAACAAAGATGGTACGGTTAGTACCGCCGTTAAGACAGAACGTCCTAGCGATAAAATACCAGAGAAAGAAGTTAAATCGCCTAATGGTTTTAATAAGGCGACATTACAGCGAATCGTAAAACAACAATTCGGCGACACTAATAATTTATTTAAAATCGCCGCTTTAAATAAAATCACAGTACCTTGCTTTTTAGGTGCTAATCAAGCGTTAACTATGTACAAAGAAGGGAAAACTGAAGACTTATGGAAGAATTTAATTCAGAAGTAAAACAAGCGCCTCTTTCTATTGACTATGAGTTAACAGTACTTAAAGGTAAAGAAATTCTATTATTGGATCCTCAAGACGGGGTTACGCTAGATCGTAGCCCTGATCTGGCTCCAGCTAAATTAACGTTTAAAGTATTTAAGGATAGCTTGCTCGATATACAAGAAGGCGATCTCGTTAACTTTAAGGTTAACGGTGAATTAGTATTCGTCGGCTATATCTTCGAAAAACGTCGGAATAAAGATAATTTTATTAATGTAACAGCATACGATCAATGTCGTTATTTAAGCTCTGAAGCATACTATATCTTTAACAACGAAAAGAGTGCTTCTGAGTTAATTGTAGCGTTATCGGCCGACGTCGGTATTAAGCTAGGTACCGTTACTCCGACACAACCTAAGATATCGTATGTGTTCGATGGTACAACATATCGAGATATCTTCTTAACGATATTAACGTTAACTTCTGGTCAGTCTCCTAAGATACCGATTAAGTCGACTCCGACTTTAGATCCGAGTCGTTATCGCGGTGGCTTTAGCGGCCTTAATAACGTATCGATGAGTGGTGAGAAAAAAGATCCTACAGAGCGATTAAACTCCTGGGGCAACGAAACCTCGGCTCAGTTACGAGAAGCCAACAAGAAGGATACTGATTCCGATATCGTAGCTCCGAATGGTAAATATTTCGAGAAAAACGATATTCAGTACTTAATGGATAATAAGTACACTAAAGAACAGGCCATAGCTGAATTATCTAAAACTGATAAGTATAAGAAAAAAGAAGAGAAGCCTAAATTACGTCGACCTTTATATATCGCGTATGACGATAACGGTGAATTAACTGTTAAAGAGATAAACGATATGGTAACGGATATCTTAATCGATTCCACTCAAGTAGGCGACTACGATTACATCTCTTCTATCGACAAGAATACATTTACACAGATTCTAGTAGTACGTGAAGCTAACGTTAACGATGGTGGCGTCGAAAAGAAACAGCACTGGAGAACTGGTGCAGCTTACGCTAAAGAACAGTCTAGAAAATGGGGGATACTTCAAAAAGTATTTAAGCCTAAAGAAAAAGACATTAACGCTATCGATATGGCTAAGAAAGATCTTGAATTATTGGCTAAGAAAACTCATAGCCTACGTTTAAGTGATTGTTTAGGACATATCGAGATACGACCTGGTTCTGGTGTATGGCTTAATTTCGATATTGGCGATCAAATCATTAATGAATTAGTGTACGTAGAATCTGTTACACATAAATTTAATAATCATAGACATCTTATGGACTTAGACATCATTTACTTCGATAAAGAAGTACCAGAAATTACGACTGAAGACTGGGGCGATGAAGCCGCCAGAAAACGTATCGAAGAGCTTAAGAAATCTAAATCTAAAGGTTCTTCTAAAGGTGGTACTACGACTGGTGCTGGTGCTACATCTTCCGCAGCCGTACAAAAAGGTCTAGATGCTGTACTTAATACATCTTCTCCTTATGGCGATAACGGATGTGTCGATCGTGCTACATTGGCTGGTTCTTACTATAACTCTATGTGTAAAGGTGCTTATGAAGCTGGTATTAAAGATGTACCAGGTCTTAAATCGTATGCAGAAGCTAACGGATATGCTATCGAAGAGTATACTGGTCAAGCTAACTCTGGCGATATCTTAATCTATGACGGCGATGAACATGTCGTTATAGCCGACGGTAATGGTGGCTGTGTCGGTAATAGTACCGATGCTGGTCAAGTGATTCAATATAGCGATGTTAACTACGCCTACCATAATGGCGTACCTCCGACTCATATTATTAGAACGGGTGTTAGATAATGCAAAACGATTATAACAGAATACTTAATACTATTAAGAATGTAGCGGTCGATGCTGTAGCTAGTACTAAGCCGGCTACGATGTTAATCGGTATCGTCGTATCCGAAGCTCCACTACAAATAGCCTTAGACTCTCAATTAATTATCCCGGCTGAACGTATTAAATTAACTAAAAATACGTGTGAATGGACGATGGAAATGAGTGTCGATCATATCACCGAGAATAGAAGTGGTGGTGGCGGTTATGCAGAATTTGCTAGTCATAATCACGAGTACAAAGGTCGTAAGAAATACCTAGTACATAACGGTCTTAAGGTCGGCGATGAGGTGTGGCTTTTCCAAGAAACCGGTGGTCAGCGATATATAGCGATTGACCGTGTATTTAATCCAAATACGGGGTGTACTACTAAATAATGGCACTAATTCCTACATCAAGCAATAATCAAATAGATAGTAGCTTAGTCGTTACGAAACAAACGTCGAATACCTTTAGAGTTAGGTACGAAAATGACTATAAACTCACTGGTATGTGTGACGATATCGAAGCGATGGAACAAGCTATTTTTAAAATCATTAATACAGAGCGTTATAAATATTTAATTTATGACTGGAACTACGGTATAGAATTAAGCGATTTAATCGGTGAACCTATACCGTATGTTTATGCTGAGATAGAACGTCGCATTAAGGAAGCCTTATTAGCCGACGACCGAATTAAAGAAGTTAAAGACTTTAGATTCTCTAACGAAGGCGGTTCTGTATTATGTTTATTCACAGCCATAACTATATATGGCGATATTAATAACATATCGAAAGAGGTAACGGCATATGTACGAAAATAAAACCTATGAGAACATCTTAGCTGATGCCTTATATAGAACTGGTACTGAGTACGATAAACGACAAGGATCTATGATATATGATTCTCTCGCTCCGTTTTCTTTCGAGATGGCAGAAGCGTATATCATGGCTCAAGTTATTATTAAGCAAACATACGCTAAAACTGCTGATCGTGATTTTCTAGCTTTAAGAGCACTCGAATTTAATATTATCCCTCGTAAAGCTACAGCAGCTGAAGTGAAAGGTGTATTTGATCGAGCAGTCGATATCGGTACTAGGTTTAACTTCGAAGATCTTAACTTCCGTGTTATAGACGTAATCGATTTATCTAAAAACGAATTTAAGCTAGTATGCGAAACTCCTGGCGCTAAAGGTAACTACTGCATAGGACGTATCACTCCGATTAATACGATCCCGGGGTTACAGAATGCCGAGATTAAAGAAGTATTAGTACCTGGTCAAGACGAAGAAGAAACGGAAGCTTTCCGTGAAAGATATATCCGAGCTTTAAAATCTAAAGCTTACGGCGGTAATGGAGCCGACTATAAAGAGAAAGTACTTAGCGTTAACGGTACTGGTGGTTCTAAGATATACCGATGCTGGAATGGTGGCGGCACTGTTAAGGTCGTTATTATTAATAACGAATTCAATAAACCGTCAGTAGAGCTCGTTAAAGAAGTACAGAATGTCTTCGACCCGACTCCTAATCAAGGTAAAGGCTACGGTTTAGCTCCGATCGGTCATACGGTTACAGTCGAAGCAGCCGAAGAAGTGATTATTAACTACGAAATACCGGTCGTAATGACAGCTGGTCATGAACCTTCCGAGATTCAAGCTGAACTCACTAAGAAGATCGAAGAACGTTTGAAAGTCCGACGTAAAGAATGGACGACTCAAGACGAGACTCAATTCTTAACAGTACGAACATCTATTGTTACATCTCTAGCAGTAGACCTCGATAAAGTAATCGATGTCGGAGATATTAAAATTAACGGCCAAAAAGTTAAGCGCCTCGATTTACGTCCTAATCAAATACCTAAGCTCGGTACCGTTACATTAGTTAAAGGTTAATTATCATGACAGAATTCGATAACTATAAACGTATCATCGACCTATCCGAGTTTGCAGTACCGGTATCTGGTAAGGTAGCCGAGATGCAAGAGATCTACAGAGTCGAAAGCATCGAAATGCAAGCCTTATGGAATACGATGGTCGAAATATTCAGAGAGCAATTCATTATGACGGCAGAATCTCATGGTTTAAAACAATGGGAAACCATATTGGATATTATCCCGGCTTCAGACGATACGATCGACGACAGAAGATTTAATATTTTATTAGCACTTGCCGGGCAACGTCCTTATACCGAGATTAAGCTACGAGAACTTCTCGACGGTATCTGTGGCCCTGGTAACTATCGTATAGTCGAAGATTATAAGAATTATAACGTTCATTTTAAGGTATCGTTGGGCGTTAAGAAACAACGTGATGCTGTATCTAAGCTATTACGAGATTTAATCCCGATGAACCTTATCTACGATGTGGACTTATTATATAACCGACATATCGACTTAAACCGGTATACACATAAAGAACTCGCTCAATTTACTCATTTTGTACTTAACCAGGAGGTTTTACCTAAATAATGGCTACATATACAAAGAATATTAATTTACTTAAACCAGCCGAACAAGAAAAATACGACGTAAACCTTCGTAATAATAACTGGGATAAGATCGATAAAGCTATCGGCGACACTAGCGATGCTATTAAGGCACATAAAAATGCTAACCCTATCGATCATCCAGATGGTAGTGTAACGACTCCTAAGCTACGCGATAAGAATGTTACGACTGAAAAATTAGCCGATAAATCTGTTACGGCTGCTAAATTAGCCGACGACATTAACATGAAGTTAGATAATAGCTACGTTAAGAAGTCTGGCGATAAAATGACAGGTCCTTTAGAGATAGATAAAAGTACCTATATTAGAATTAACAGAAAAAATGGAGCAGGATACCATACTATTTCTGACGGTGGAATGGATAGTGACGGTGGTGGAACTAACTTAGACTTAGGTAGTTATACCGCTACTAGAGAAACTAACTTATGTTGTAGAAATAGACCTGGCTGGTATGGAAAAGACGGGCAACCAGTATTTAAGCCTTTTATGACTCTCCAGGATATTAGCATTACGTATGGCAATATTCGAGACGGCGGAACTCTACCTATACCCGACGGTTTTGAAGAAAGCGAATGTAACTGGCTATTAAGCATCGACCAATCTAATATCGATAAATGGTATATCGACTTTAGGGAAAGTAACTCCTCTAACATGATTAACCTTGAATGCTGGCGTGATGGACGCAAAGTCCATGTCGGTACTCGTTTGAAAGGTCAAGACGGTATCAGTAAAACTTACAATGACAGTACTAAAAATAATGGTGCAGAAGTATTTTTACCTGGTACTGCTAATTACATGTGTATAGCTGTTAAAAGAGGTTAGATAATGGAACAAATTAAACGTAAAGATGAGACATTATATATTGGCTCCGACTGGTCTCGAGTATATGAAATTAAAGGCATGGATCTTAAAGATGCGACGGCTATATGTAAATTTCGTGATACTAACGATACTTTACTAATTGAAGCCGAATGCACGATACAAGACAATCGCATTTATTTAAACGTTAAATCTGCCCTTAGTCTTAAGATACCTAGAGGCGTTAAGCAAGGTAAATACGATATCTTCCTTATTGGTAGTACATATACCTATAAGATCATGATGGGTTCTATTACATTTATTCCAGATGTTTCTATGCACTAGGAGATTTATATGGATAATAAATTAGACATTATTACGATCGAACCTAGCACGCCTAAAGTAGTCGATGTTACGATCCCTTCTTCTAACGTAATCGGTACTGGATATATAGCGGGCCCGCAAGGTAAACCTGGCTTACCTGGTCCTCAAGGCCCACAAGGTTTACAGGGGCCTCAAGGTGAACCTGGTCCAAAAGGTGATAAAGGCGATCCTTTTACATTTAACGACTTTACTAAAGAACAGCTCGAATCTCTTAAAGTAACGACTGCTGGTACATCTGTACCGGGACCGAAAGGAGATCCTGGTCCTCAAGGTGAAAGAGGCCCGCAAGGTATTCCTGGGCCACAAGGTGAAGTCGGTCCACAAGGACCGCCTGGTGCTCCAGGCCCAAAAGGAGATACTGGTGAACGTGGTCCAGCTGGCCCGCAAGGTAAACCTGGCTTACCTGGTATACAAGGTCCTCCAGGGCCCGGTGGCGGTACTGGCGGAAGCGTCGATTTATCAGCTTATACGACTAAGAAGGATGCCGATAATCTTTATTTAAAAAAGGTAGATTTAAAAAACTACCTAATAATGCTAGGAGACCCTAGATTTGCATTAAAGACAGAGTTAAATAACTATTTATCTAAAACAGATGCTAACAATAACTACGCACAAAAAGGCTGGTCCGCTCAAACATTTGCTTATAAGGGCGACTTAGGCGGCTATATTAAAAAATCCGAAATAGCTCAGTATGCATTAACACCTGGCGATGCACATACTCGATACGTTAACAAAATAGAAGGACAATCCTTCGCTAAGAATGCAGATTTAGCTAACTATGTTCCTAAAGCACAATACGATAAAGATATTGAAGCTCTTAAGAAACGTATAGCTGATTTAGAACATTTATAGGAGTTAAATAATGAATAATATTAGATTCGGCGGCATCCCTTATCTACATCTCGACGTATATCAAGGACACGATCATGTCTTTAATATTCAAGTCGAAGATGATAGTACTAAGGAGATTATCCGCTATCAAGAAGGAACGTTGACTTGTAAGGTACGTCGCAATAACCCTCAAGGCGGCGTCGTACTTACGTTAACTCCAGTATTCAATACCGATACTAACTGTGTCGACTTATTATTTAACAGTGAAGATACGACTGGCGTTATGTTCTCCTACGATAACATCATGGAGGAAACATTCTACTACGATATTCGTCTCGATCATGACGAAAAGGATGAAGTCGTATGTTATGGTGATCTCACTATGAAAGCTGGGTGCAGTCAATGATTAAATTAAATCGTGGACACGATAAGAATATCGTATTATCTAAAGAAGCTCTTAAGGAAATTCGTGGCTTATCGGCTTACGAAATTGCTAAACAAGAGGGCTTTACTGGTACCGTCGATGAATGGTTAGCATCGCTTAAAGGTGCTAAAGGCGACAAAGGTGATACGTTTAAACTATCTGACTTATCACCAGAAGAATTAAATAGCATTAAAGGACCTCGTGGTGAAACTGGTTATACTGGTCCACAAGGGCCTCGTGGCGAAGCCGGGCCGAAAGGTGACAGAGGCGATATTGGCCCTAAAGGCGATATCGGCTTAACTGGTCCTAAAGGCGAACAAGGTATTCAAGGCGTACAAGGCCCTCGTGGTGAACAAGGCCCTCGTGGCATTCAAGGTAAAGACGGTAAATCGTTTACGTTAAGTCATACGTACTCTACGGTCGAAAAAATGAATGCCGATGCTGACAATATTAATGAAGATGAATTTGTCGCTGTTACCGATGGACATATCTTCATGAAGGATAACGGTGTATTAGTCGAAGTATTAAATATCCGTGGTCCACAAGGTATTCAAGGTGAACAAGGTATTCGTGGTGAAGTAGGCCCTAAAGGTGAAACTGGCCCTCAAGGTGAACAAGGCCCGAAGGGCGATCCACTTAAATTTACCGACTTAACCGAAGAACAGATTAATGCTCTCAAAGGCCCTAAAGGCGAAAAGGGTCCGCAAGGACCCGAAGGTCCTCGTGGTATTCAAGGCCCAGAAGGTCAGCGTGGTCCTCAAGGTGAACGTGGTCCAGCTGGTCCTCAAGGTATCCCGGGTCTAACTGGTCCAGAAGGCCAAAAGGGCGATAAGGGCGAAACTGGTCCTATCGGTAGAGCATTTACATATACCGACTTTACTCCAGAGCAGCTTAAAGGTTTAACCGGCCCTAAAGGTGATCGTGGTGAGAAAGGTGACCGTGGAGAAGGTTTCGATATCTATAAAACGTTCCCCTCTGTAAGCGATATGAATCTCGAAGCCGATCTTATACCGTTAAATAAATTAGTTATGATTAGTAGTGCTGTTAACGACGAAGATAACGCTAAAGTTTATTTAAAAGAAGCGTCCGGTCTCAAATTCTTCATCGACTTAAGTGGTGCTCAAGGTATTCAAGGTCCTGTCGGCCCTAAAGGCGATAAGGGCGATGCTTTCAAATATACCGACTTCACAGCTGCCCAACTACAAGGTCTCAAAGGTCCAAAAGGCGATACTGGCTTACGTGGCCCACAGGGCCCACAGGGTGAACAAGGCTTAACTGGTCCGACTGGTCCACAAGGTCCTATCGGTCGTGCATTTACTTATAGCGATTTTACGCAAGAACAATTAAATGGTTTACGAGGCCCACAAGGTATTCAAGGTGCTCAAGGTATCCAAGGTCAGAAGGGCGAGAAGGGTGAACGTGGCGATCAAGGTCTATCTCCTAACTTTGCTTTCACTCTCGAAGATAATGGCGATTTATTTGTCGACATTAACTACGCAGCTTCTAGCAATGTAACACCAGCTACTCCGAACACTACATCTGCTACTAAAACATACGATGTCGTATGGGGAATAGCTCAAGCTGGTGCTCCTGGTCCTATTCGTGGGTATCTCGAGTATAGTGCGTTAAGTGGATTCGGTAAGCTTCACCTCGATATGAAAGTAACCGGAAATGGATCGGGTAACGGTGGTGTGTTATGTACGCTTCCTAACGATGCTCCTGTACCGACTCGTCTATTAGAAACTTCTGTCGATGCTAGTAATAATAGTGTCTATGTAGAACCTAATAGTCGTGTTGTTAAAGGCTGGGGTGTTGCCGGTAACAATAAACGTTACATTTTGGATATCGTAGGTTTCTGGAAGGAGATTTAAATAATGGCAAGAATTAGATTAGGCAATCTTAAAGGTCCTAAAGGCGACAAAGGTGATCCAGGGCCTCGTGGTCCTCAAGGTATTCAAGGACCTCCTGGTACTGCTGAAAATATCGATCTTACTCCTTTCGTTAAGAAAACCGAGAATACGACTCTTACCGGCCAGTACACTTTTACTAATAATACACCTATTAAGTTAAATGGCTATAATATCGTATCTGAAAATAATCGTGTATTATTTAAAAACGCATCCAATAATAATGTGTTTGCCTTCGATGCCGATACTATCACTCATAACGACAAGTCTTTATTAACACAAGATAAAGCTAATACGTTATATGCTCCTATCGGCGATTATGCATTAAGAACAGCACTTAATTCGTATGCTACTAAGGATGAGTTAACTAGTTATGCAAGTAAGCAATTCGTTACCTACGGATTAAAAAGTTATCTAACTAAAACCGATGCCGATACTACATATGCTAAGAAAACTGATCTTAATGGTTACGCTACGACCGCTAATTTAAATAATTACTTAACGACTTCTAATGCATCTACTACTTATTTAAATAAAACAGATGCAGCTAGTACATATGCTAAAAAGACAGACTTAAGTGGTTATGCGGCAAGCTCTACTTTATCTAACTATGTAACGACAGCTAACGCTAATAGTACTTATTTATCTAAATCCGATGCTGAAAGTACTTATGCTAAGAAAACCGACGTCGGTAATGGTTTAACTCTTGCTCAGGCTAACGATGCTTATGTGTCTAAGGCTGGCGATAATAACGTAACCGGTACGATTAATATTAGTAAGGCTGCCGGTCTTACCTTAGCTAACCATATCTTAGAGTCTAACCCGACAAACCTCGTTATTAAGAATAAATCTAACCAACCTATTCTTACGGTATATCCTTCCGTAGCCTACCTTAACGGTCGTGAAGTACTTAACCAATTTAAGGCCGATCAGCTGTACGCTCCTAAGACAGCATTAAACGACTATGTAACGACTACTCAATATAATAACGACATGAATTCACTCTTAACAGCATTAAGAAACGTTAATAATTAAAGGAGAATACTATGGCAACACAAGATCTTATAAACGAAGTAAATAGTATTCAAACTAAAAAACAAGCTATTAAAGAAGCTATTACATCTAAAGGTGTTACATCCGAGGGTAAATTAAGCAAGTTTGCCGACGAAATTAAGCAGATTACCACTAGCGAACCCGACTGGTATATCGTTAATAAATTTAGATACGATAACGGCAACGAAGCTCTATACGTTAGGACTAGCGATAAAACTGCCGTTAGTGCTGATAAATATCAGATGGTCGAAATCGGTGGCGGCGTTACGAAAAGCAACAGTATTAGCAATAGTTTTAATAATATTAATAGTAACGATTTTGGCATCACTAACGGGACTTACTTTCCTCGAGAAACAGCCTACCGTAGCTTTACGACAAAAAATAGCTCTAGTGTTGTATTCGACGGTCATAACGATAATCTTAAATTAAGCCTTCAAAACGGTAAAGATATTGTGTTTAACGACGTTAATGTATATAACTGGTTAAAGGGCTACAGAAATCAATCTCTAGCCGACTTTAATACTCTTTATCTAAAATCTGACGGTATTAATAATACAGGAGTAGCTAAGACTTTAAAAGACTTTTTAGCCTCATCCAATGAAACAAGAATGTCGACACTAGGAGAATATGGACAAAATCCGTTATTATTAATAGATTCATCTATTATGATTCAAGCGATGAATCTTAGAAAAATGCCTAAAACAGGCTTTATTTATTATTCTGATAAGACAGTCGATGCTATTTCTTTAAGTCCAGTATCTTATACAAATGCTAATAGTGATTTTACATTTTATGAAGATAAAGAAAAACTATATGGCAACTTGTCTCCAGGTAACTATATTCACTTATATATAAAAAATTCTCTCTCATTAATCGTATTCGTTAGTATAAACTTCGTTGTCGATAGTAATAATCAGAAACATAAAAACATCGAAGTATATATCTACGACGTCAATAGAGCATATGCCGCTGGAATAGACTTTTTCAAAATCATAGATAAGCCATTCGAACTGTATTTAACCTTCTCTGAGCGAGCACAACAACAATTAGAACAAGCTTCTAGTATTAAAATATTTAGAAAACAAGTATTAGCAGCTAACGGTACTCCAGAAGCGAAACCTATATATTTAAACGGTTTAGATATGTTAGGCAATTTTCGTGGTGTTCGTGGAACATATGCTAATCATAGATACATAAATAATCTATTCTCCATAAAAAATGGCAGTAACGAAGCAGATTATAGAAATATTGATTATAGATATGCCCCATGGGGAAGCATATATTTAGCTAAGCAATTAGGTGATGCTATTAAAGCTAATTCACCTATTAAGGCCTTCATTAGATTAAATAACGATACTAATAATATGACATTTGTCGAACTTGAAGAGATGCCAAATGATGGCAATTTTACTTTTAGGATTGGATATGACTGTTATGGCCTAAGTATTTACCAAAAAGGCGTTAATAACGATAATCGTGTTATCGCAGTATTTACTGATGAATCTGATAAAAGCAAATGCAAGATTTATCGACTCAAAAAAGCTGGTACAAGTCAGTACATCACAAATGACATGTTTGGCACCACAGAAATAGATAATCAACTCTTTATAACAGCTAATAAAGAAACGATTGAACATTTAAATAAAACTCCATTAAGCAAAGTATGGACAGAAATTCAAGATGTATTAGCTAATAAAAACGATTTTGAAGCCTATAGTGAAGGATAAGGAGACTTTATGACAAACGCAGAAATTATAACGGCTATAATTAGTGCGATCGGTTTAATATTCGTACTTCTTAAAGGTCTCCATGAACTTGAAGAAGATCGTGCTGAACGTAAAGCTTTCGAAAGAAAAGCGACTGCTATTCTCGATAATATCGATGCACAATACCAAGAAATCCAAAAACAGATCGAGGCTTCGAGAGAAGATCGTCGAGCACTCGATCGTCGTATCTCGATAGTAGAGGAATCTACTAAATTAAGTCATACGCGTATCGATAGTTTATCCGATAAACTCGAAGCCCTTCGAGACAGAATTAAATAGTTTAAATAAAGGAGCTCTTAACGGGGCTCCTTTTATAATACGAGGTTTACATGATTAATAACGATAAACTTCAAGCTATCGTCCAAATTCTGGCTGTCGGCGGTCTCGTTATAGCACTCATTATGTCGATATTGTACGACAGAACAGAATTATCGACGAATATAGCATCTGGTTTAGTCGGCTTCATAGGTGGAGCCGCTGTTATACGTAAAGGAGAAGACAAATGGCATTAGGCGATTTAAGTGCATCTTATGAATCTAACGGTAACCCTGGATGTGTATCCTCTGGGGCTGGTGATTTAGGCGGTATTAGTTACGGTGCATACCAGTTAGCAAGTAACGCCGGTAGTGTCGATGCATTCATTGAATGGGGCATCAATTATGGTGGTTTTTATGCTGATTATGCTAATAGTTTAAATCAGTACGACGTGAATAGTGATGCTTTCATTGATCAGTGGAAAGAGTTGGCGTCAGCCGATTCTCAAGGTTTCTTAAAAATGCAGCACGATTATATTAAATCTGAGTACTACGATAAGGCATGTCGATATTTAGCGAACGAAGGTTTCCATGCCGATAACCATTCTAACGCTTTAAAAGACGTAATCTGGTCTAGAGCTGTACAATATGGCCCGGGTAACGTAGTCGATTTATTTAACGAAGCATTAAGATATGTACCTGGCTATACTGAAGAATGGAACTTATCCTGGGTCGATGCATTACGTTTCGATTATGATTTAATAGTTGGCATCTACGAGTCTAATAAAAGTGACGAATGGATTAGTCCTCGATTAAGCTACGATGTACGTCAAGGTGTTTACGATCGTATGGATAACGAAAAACAAGAAGCTTTAGCTATGTTTATGAAGGAGATTTAAATAATGAATGATTTAAGTAAAAAGATTATTAACGATGCGGTCGAATTAGCTAAAGTAAATGCTGTAAACGTATTAAAAGGCCTTAAATTCGACGATATTAAATCTCTCGTCGAAGCAGAAATGGCTAGTATCATTAAGCCACTCGAGGACGAAATTAAAACGACTACTTCTTACTGGGTTAAGATCCGTAATCGTATCTACATCACAGTACTAAACAATAGTGTTAATAGTATCGTTAATAGTATCCAAAAGAAGATTCAAGAACTATAATTAAATTAGGCCCTGGCTCAATAGCCGGGGCTTTTCTTTTTATCTTCATTATGCTATCATGAATATAATATGAATTTGTGTTGTAGTTTAAAAAGGAGTTTGTTTTATGACTTTTATGGGTGAACTTATTGGAGCTATTATTGTTTATTTAGTTCTACGGCTTATTTTTAAGATACTTAAAGGTATTTACTCATCTTTATTTGACAGCAACAATGATCAAGAACCTGTGATTGAAAACACTTCTAATCCTATCGAGGATAGCGAACCTGTAGTTGAAAATAAAGAACCTATAGTCGAAGAGAAAGAGCCAGAGCTAAAATATAAAAATGCTGTCTATATATCATTCAGAAGAAAAGTGTATAGGGCTTATGAAGCTTATAAAAGGGCTGGCGAAAATGTAGTATGGGATTTAGAAGCTGACGGTTTTTCATATTCTAATGGGCAATCAATGTCTGAAGGTCGTGAAGTATATCAAGTTATGGTCCGTCGCGACAACGACAATTCATTTGGTTTAGCTGACCCATATTATATAAGAATGGTATATAGTGTCGCATTTAAAAAAGACGATCTTGACCATTATATAGAAGTCGCTAATTACTTAAATGATTATTATCATTTTACGCTAGATAAGAGCAATATTTTTCATGAGGTAAGGTTTTCTGAAAGCATGCAACTTGGCGTATATTTTTGTTCCATTCTCGCTACGAATAATAAAGTGTTGTACGAGTTAACAAAACAGCATGGAGAGCCTAAATTGTTTGCGATGTTTTTAAAACGAGCTGAACAGATATATACTGAAGGACTAGAACTTTATAATAATAGATATAAATAGTATTAAATCTGTTTCCCCTTAAGTTTCCCCTCGACGAGTACACATCCTATTAATATAGATATATACTATATTTATAAGGCGCAGTACCCTCATCTCCACCAAATAAAAAGCATGCTTTTATCAAAATAGTCTATGCTTACAAATAAATATGTAACTTTTCGGCTATAATAGATATAGAGTAGTCGATTTAGTGGTTTTAAAAACTATCTAGGTGGATTCTTAGGTAGTTTTTTTATATATAAGATTAAATATAATATTAATTTATATAGAGAATTGCAAAGGTGATAAGTCGTGGAAATTTTACTCGTGTCCTATTTGGCAGGAACAAAAAGTATAACCAAAAAGTATCTTTCAAAAATGGTTTCTAATAAAATAATTTTTATTCCTACGGCTGGAAATGTCGAGCCCTATACAGGATTTATTGATGAAGGAATTGAGATGTTAAAATCTTTAGGGTATGAATTAGAAATTATTGATATTTCTAAATTTGATGAAGATTATTTAAAGGATAGGTTTTTAAAGACAGAATGCATTTGTATATCTGGTGGGAATACTTTTTATTTACTACAAGAGTTAAAAAAGAAAAATCTAGTAGACGTACTTTTCAAGAGAATCAAAGAAGGCTTATTGTATATTGGAGAGTCTGCTGGAGCGATTATTATGTCTAAAAGTATTGAATACAATCAGATAATGGATGATAAAAGTATAGCTTCTGAATTAGATAATTATGGAGGTTTGAATGTATTTGATCATTATGTTCTTCCTCATATAGGAGAATATCCATTTGAAGAAACTGCTCAGAAAACATTAGATATTTATCAAGATAAGATACCGTTAGTGCCAATAAACAATAAAGAAGCAATCTTAGTGGATAATAATGGTTATACTGTATTAAATGAAAGTAAAAAGTAAATAAGGGTTTATTACTTTATATTTGAAAGTTATAAGTGCTCATATTTTAATATATATAGTCAATAATTTTTATCGCTTTGATTGTACACAATGAATATGAATTTAATCAGATTTTATCTATGTTTTATAAATGTGGAAGGGTATCGAAAAAATTGACTTTGTCTATAGAATCCTGTAAAATATATAAAGATATTTATGTAATTATGACACATAGATGATTAGTTTCGTGTAAAGGAGTACAGATAATGAAGTTCCGTTATTCCCGTATGTTAGCGGCTCTCGTTGTATCCGCTGTAATGGTTGCTGGTTGTGGCAGTAATCAACAGCAAGCAGGCGATGTGAGTGTCAATGCATACAAAATTACTGCAAGTGATGCACAGGTAAACCAAACCTATGCTGGTACAGTAGTTGCAGAAAACTCTGTAGCTGTACATGCTCGTGTAAGTGGTTACGTAGTTGAAAAATATGTTAAAGGCGGGGAGCAAGTTGTAGCTGGTCAGCCATTATATCGTATCGATTCTCGTCAATACGAAGCTACTCTTGCCAATGCAGAAGCACAAGCTGCTCAAGCTAATGCAAACTATAAAAATGCTGAAGTAGACCTTAATCGTTATGAAACATTAGCTCAACAAGATGCTATTGCGCAACAACGTGTAGATACACAACGCAGCACTGCAGAACAAGCTAAGGCAGCTTATGAAGCATACGAAGCATCCGTAAAAATTGCTCAAGATAACTTAGGCGATACAATGGTATATGCACCGTATTCTGGTACATTACGTATGGATGATATCGATATGGGTACATTTGTACAAGCAGGTTCTACAACATTAGTAACTATTGATTCTATCGATCCTATCTTTGTTGAATTCAGCATGACTGAGCAAGAATATCTTGACTTCATGAAAAATCCAACCGGCGATGATTCCAATGGTCCAAATATTCAATTAAAACTTGCTGATGGCGAAACGTATAATCAACCGGGTTCTATTGTTCAAGCAGCAAAAAGTCTTGATCAATCAACAGGTAAGCTTGTGTTGAAAGCATCTTTCCCAAATCCTGATCATTTGTTGTTACCAAATATGTTTGCTACAGTAATTTCTCCTGGTCAAAAAATTAAAAACGCTATTCTTGTTCCTAGTCGCGCTATTCTTCAAATCATGGATAAAAACTTTATCTTTGTTGTAAATGCTGATGGTGTAGTAGAACAAAAAAGTGTTGAAGTTGGCGGTACAAGTAGTGGTGATACAATTATTAAGGCCGGCTTAGCACCTGGAGACACAATCATCGTTGATGGCTTAACTAAGGTTAAAAACGGTGTGAAGGTTAATGCTAAATTGCTTTCCAAAGAACAATTGAAAGCTACAAAATAGAAGGGGGCTAGATCGTGTCGAAATTCTTTATTAATCGAC